AGGACAAAACAAATGAATGGAGAAAGATGAAGATTTGGTTAGTTGATGACAAACTTCCTTTGGGTCATGGAGAGAAATCTCTTATTTTAGCTGTCAGATACGTTCCATTAAAAAATTCTGAACTCGCAGCTATCCGCTGGCATTTAGGCGGTTTTGAACCAGGGATCAATTTTGGATATCCAACTGGGTATCCATTTAGATCTGCTTCTGACCAATATCCTTTAGTGAAATTGTTGATAATTGCTGATATGATGGCAGAAGCATTCGAGTCTTTTACTTATTGACTTGAATAATATAATATGGTATATTATGAATGATGATATATGTAAAAAATCAAAGAGAGCTCATAGTTTAGTGTTAATCATAAACCATAACTGGGGCTCATGGGAATATAAAGAATATAGGTGTACATTATGCAAAAAAAAGAAGAGAGAGTTAAAGAAGCTCGGCCCGATCCTGCAAAAATTAAAGAACTAGAAGAACTTCTTTTCCCCATTGAGGGCACTTGTCCTTATTGTCACAAGCTGGTCCAGGGGGATCTTGCTCTAGAAATACACATAAAGCGTTGTGCTGAAATGGAAGATCTAGAAAAGGCTGATTTATGATAATCGACCCAGGACCGAGAAAATCTAATGCTGCTGAGATAGTAGAATCATTATTTATAATTTTTATTTTAGTAACTCTTTTTATGGAAAGAGCTTGGGGATTTTTCATTTTAATTGGTGGTGGTTTAATTTTTGTCCTATTAATGTGGTACAAACGTGAGGTTCTTCCTAACAATCGGAAGGGATCTTGACAATCTTATAATTAGCTAGATATAGTATATACACTATGTCTAGAATTATCATATCTTTGCCTGACAAGCTGCTTGGAGAGTTGGATAGATATTCCAAAAAAAATCTATACAACCGATCCGAGTGTGTTCGTCATGCAATTAGAGCTCTCTTAGAGCAGGAGGATTGGGATGAAATTAAAAGAGATATTTACAAGGAAACAATCGCTTAGCGATCTTCCTGTGGAGCATGATTGGAAATTAGTTTCTCGGAGCTATTCTCCTCCAAGGAAAGATATGGAGGCAATTTCTAAATTGAATTTATCTGCCTCTGTATTAGAGAAAGCTGTTTGTGGAGTTACTACCTATTTGTGGCAATGTGCCAATACGGGAGAATTGCGTAAGCAGGAAATTTTAGGAAATGACAATGATGAGCTTTCTGATTTAGTTGATAAGGTAGAAAAGTCTGGAATGCAGTACGTAAGGATGAATGGGAATACCTACGCTATAACAAGGTGGGTTCCACCAGCGAGTCAATAATGGCAGAAGACAAAGATTATCAGAAATTAGGGAAAAGAAATCAACCTAAAGGGATCATTAGGGTAACTAAGAATGGTATTGTTGAAAAAGAATCTAGAGTAGAAGCCTTCATGAAGGAGTTTATTAAGAATGGTGGGAACGCTACGCGCGCCGCCATGGCTGTGGGAAACTATACCACAACGTTAGCTGCTGCCCAAGGTGGGAGCTATTACTTAAAGAAAGCTAAGAAGATGGGACTTTATAGAACCACGATTGAGAAAAAGGGATATCACTTAGGAAAGTTGATGGATATTGCTTTAGAAAAGATGGAGGCATCAGATAAACCTGGATGGTGGGATAGAATTATGAAGTTATCTGATTATGAGGATTTTACCTCAACTGGGAAGGCGGCAATTCCAAATTTATCTGTTACTAATAATATTTTCGGAGCACATCGTAAACTTTCTGAGGAGTATATAGAGGGAGAGGTTGTTGACGATGATGAGGCTGAAGAAAAAGAAGAGTTTAAAAAACTGAATGAAGATTAATTATAAAAAATTTATCTTAGATAATTTTTCTATCCTTGATAGAGATACTCAACTTCCTGTCCCATTTAAATTCAATCAAGTACAGGATAAATATTATGGGATACTTAGTGAAGAATATACTGATTTAGATGGAATGAGGGAGATTGTTCTCAAGGCAAGACAAGAAGGAATGTCTTCTTTTATTCTTGCATTATTCGCGGTTGATTTTCTATTAAGACCATATTCTGTTTCTATTTGTATCTCGCATAGGAAAGATGCTACCGACATTTTATTCAAGAAAGTAAAGTTTTATCTTCATTGTTATTTTGAAAAACTAGCTACAAAATTAGGGACAGATGCTGATAAATTAGAAGCCATGTGGCTTAAATCAGATAATAAATCTCTTTTGGAGAACGCTGAGAATAATGCCACATTCTACATTGGGACTGCTGGAGCAAAGGTTGGTGGGAGAGGTGGATCGGCTAGAAATATTCTTTTTTCTGAATGTGCTTTTTATCAAGACACTGAGCTAATAACAGCACAAGAGATTGTTCTTGGAACAGCTCAGCAAGTCCCTCAAGGTAAGGGAATGATTTTTATTGAATCTACGGCCAATGGTGAAGGAAATTATTATCACTCTGAATGGGAGCGTGCTAATTTGCCCCCAGACAGGGCTGGGAGAAGACAGAGTATTTATAAGCCGAGATTCTTTGGATGGCAAGAATTCTACACCAAGGAATGGGTTGAAGAGAAAATGAGAGAGTTCCCATCACTAAAGATGGCAAAACAAGAATATCCAAAAGATCCAGAAGAAGCATTTATAACTTCTGGCACTCCATACTTTGAAGTGCCAGTTCTAGATGCAATGCTAAAGAGTAGACCAGAACCAATAGAACAAGGGAAGTTCGCCCCTGATGGGACCATAGAGAGACTACATGAAAATGCCACCGTTCACGTTTACAGGGAACTAAAGATTGGTGAACAGATAGTAATATTTGCTGATCCAGCCGACTCAAATGACTTCTGTGCTGCAGTTGCTTGTTCTAAAAAAGAATATAATTTTCCTATTGTATTCAATGAAGTTATGGACTCATCTCAATTTGGATATGAATTATATGCTATGGCAAAATACATATTCGAAAAAACGAATATGTGGCCGAAACTTGCTGTTGAAAGAAATACTGGTCAAGCGACTATTTATGTATTGAAGAATCTTAATTATCCAGACTTATTTAGGATGGTTGATTTTGCTTCTCAACAAGGTACATATGAAAAGGGGGGAATTGGTTGGGTTACAACTGGTTATATTTCTGGAGGAGAACTGCAAGGAACTCGTAGAAAAATGCTAGACGATCTAGCCCTTGCTATTAAGCAGGGAGTTTTAAAGATTTATGATGAAACACAAATTAAACAAATGAAAACTTTCCAGATTGTCAAGGGAAGGGCTCAGGCTAAGTCTAATAAGAAAGATGATTTAGTGATGGCCACAGCTGGAGCATGGCAGGTGCATCAATTAACTCCATCAGTTGACTATGGAGATTACGATGAAGAGGGATTTAAAAAAGAAAAAGCCAAATGGAGATTTAAATAATGGATACACCAATAAAACCAGACTATACAGACTACAAGACTATATCTGATGAGAATAAAAAACAATTTATGGAAATGATGCGCCTAACAATGCCAGAGCTTCATATAGTCGCTACCATGATGGAGAGAGTTAATGCTAATCCAGCAATTCTTTTTCATATAATGTCTCATATGGCTGATATAGCCAATGGAACTGGGTTTGGTCAAGTCCATATTATTATCGAAGATGGAGTTGTCAGATTTGTTAAGGGAGAACATTCAACAAAATTAAATGAACCAATTATTCTTGGGAAATTACTTGATAATAATATCCCAGAATAACCCCTATTGACATATATTGTTATAGGATGATAAGTTAATCATTAGAAATAGGTAGCCAGGGGAAAAACTCCGACAACCGACTAACACTCCCAAATAAGGGATTTTGTTGTCGGTTTTTTTGTGCTATTTCATTATGCCATCTAAAGATCTAAGTAGTAGTAAAACAGCAGAAGACAAAGTTTTCGGTGAGGTAAGACAACACACCCAAATTGGCTTCAATGAAACAGACTCCCGCACTACGGGGAAAAATCGCATAGGCTCAATATCCTTTAACGAGGCAGATGAGCTTTTCCGTTCGTGGCTAGATGAGAATAATTGGCCATATGATGCTCTTTTATTTGATCCTCGTATTTTTACTTTCATTTTTGAAAAAACTTCTCGATTAATTTCCAATAAACCAAAAGGCAGACTGACTCCTCGTGAGGGATCAGACATGATTGCGGCAAGAGTTAATAATTCACTCTTGGATTACCAATGGGAAAACGCAGATGTAGGCGGCTCCATGTTATCTAAGTGGTCGATTATGGATATAAACACGCGGAAGTACGGGGCCGCCTTCGCATTATGTAAATGGAGATATGAGAAGGATGATGATGACAGAGTTGTTTTTGATGGTCCAGATATGCAGGTTTTAAACAACCGAGATATTGCTCATGATTTAACTGCCACAGCAATTGAAAATTGTAATTGGTTTCAAGTTAGACAGTATGTGACAATCCAGGACCTAGAGCACATTAATGATGCCAACAGATCTAGTCCAGTTTATAAAAATTTAGAAAAACTAAAATCATCAGTTCAAATAGATAAAAGTACCCCAGAAAACATGAGTGGGGGAGATAGTCGTAGTGTTAATTGGCAATCTCGAAATCGCTCTATTTCTGGACTTGAGTTAGACCCAATTGGAAAAGATTTGGTATTTAAAACTATAGAGTTAATTACGGAATATAGAAGAAACCGATGGATTACAGTTGCTCCAAAATATGGAGTGGTAATTAGAGATATTCCTAATCCATATGGGAATAATGAAATTCCCATCACAATGCTTAGGTATTATTCAGTAGATGATGATTTATATGGGTTGTCTGAGATTGAGCCAATTAAGGGACTTCAGAAAGCAATTAATGCATTGCTTTGCCAATATGTAGATGAAATTAACCAGAAACTCTACTCACCAATTGCTATCGGCCCAGGAGTACGACAACATACGCTTGAGTGGGGCAAGGGCGCTCGATGGATAATGAATAACCCAATGAGTGATTTTAGATTAGTTGAATCTCAATCTAATGCTGCCCAATATTTTAATAATACTTATTCAGTTTTGGTAGCAGCGATGATGAACGCATTAGGAGAATCTTCTCTCGGCGTGTCTAACACCCAACCCTACCAGAATGATAAGACAGCAACAGAAGTTAAAGCGCTACAAATTCAGAGAAATTCTAGAGACAACTACAACCAAATTTTCTTAGCTGAGGCTATTAAGAGACAATATATGTTGTGGCACTCTATGAACCAGAGATTATTATTCTCCGATCCAAAGAGCGCTTATTACATTATCCGTATTACTGGAGATGAGGCATTAAGGTATTATGAGCAAGTTGGTATGAGTGAGATGACAATTGATAATGAGGCATTAGAATCTGCTTATGAAAATAATATTGATCCTTCCACCGCAAAAGAAATGTTCACCATTCCAAAGTATCCAATTAAAGTTGGAGATGAATATAA